ATCTTTTTGTAATAGGTGTAATTTATATTTATCCTCTTTTAAAATAAATTCTTTAAACTCTATACTATCTTCTAAAAACTTAATTTGTTTTTCTATAAAAGAAATTTCTTCTTGTTTATCCATTAGCTTTTCTCCTTTATAAACTCGTTGTAAGGCTCTACTACCATTGGTTCTCTCTTCACAATTACTTCTTCATACTTCTCTTCTTCTATACAGTTTTGTGGATTTACGTCCATTTGATAGCTTGCTTGTCGCTTAGCTTCTTCAAGAGACTTGGTTTTGATGTGGTAGTAACCAATCACTCTTCTCTCTGCCCTAATCATGTAACTTTTCATTGTCGTACTCCTTAATAAACTTCTTTATTAACTTTGTAATCGCCTTCGTTCATTGACTCGGCTAGTGTCCATTTATCACTTTCATAGTCGTAATAAAAAATATCTTTGTAACAAGCATCTCCCCAAACTACTAAAGCTATATGACCAGTCCAACCTGGACAATCAGACACATAGTCTCTAATTATTGCTACGTTCGTTAAATGGTCTATGGTAAATTCATTTATGGTTCTGCCATACCATTCATTGTGAGCATCAAGTATTCCTTGCAGTTCTTTCTTTGTTGGTTCACTCATTTGTTTCTTGTCTCCTTAATTAATCTGTTTAAATACCACTCTGCTTTGAGTAAATCTTGTAGGCCACCTTTGTCCTTGTATCGAGTAACGTACTTGATGATGTTGCCCTCAACGTAGTTCATATCGTGACTAACAATGTAATCAGTCGTTTCTATCCCTTTCTTGTAGTAAGAAGGATTTATTTTATCCTCGCTCATTGTCGGGTTCACCATCATCATCAAGTTTATTTTCATAAAAATATACAACTGCTACAGTTCCTTTTGTCGGACTGTCATGAATTGATAAATCTACATCATAAAATTCTGCATCTATTCTTTTACAAAGTTCGTGCATAGTTAATTTATTCATCTTCGTTCTCCTTTATTTCTTCTAAATCTTCAACAGTCATATCTTCGCAAAGATGTTCCAAAATTTTTAATCTTCCTTTGAAGTCAAACTCTTTAATAGTTCCGTCATTATTTTCCAATATATCCCCTTCATCATTCGATAAACAAAATGTAATATTGGATATGCTTACATACTGATAATCTTCTAATTTATTCATCTTCGTTCTCCTATATGTAAATAATTTCAAAACGGATCTCCTGGACTGTATCAATCCAAAAGAACACCACATAAATAAATATAGAAAAACCAGCTAAGACTATTGTGGTCTTGATAACTGTTCTCCATTTCTCTTGTACAAAGTCTATACAGTTGCTTACAAAGTCGAATACTTTTTCTCGCTTGCTTGCTTGTTTTTTCTTTCTTGCCATGCTCCCTCCTATATCCAGCACTTATAACCTGGGCAGTCATCTTTCGTCTGCCCACAATGTTCACAATATTTCTCGTCTTTTGCTTGCACCTCTTTGCGTAGGCGTTTAGCTATGTAAGGTCTGATGTTTGTTACTTTACTCATTCGTCCCTCTCCACGTTCTCTTCTAAAAATACTTCTCTAACTGCTGAGCCTATTGCGTCGTTACATAAACCCAATATAAGATGATATTTTTCTAGCGTGTTTGCTCGTTTGAGGTGCATGTAAACCAACCAATACACGGAGTCGAATATTAATTGTGGCTCGTTATCTCCTTCAATGGCGTTTTCCTGTTCGTCAAGCATTCTTAACAAGTTCATTTTAACAATATCGTCCGAAGTCATTTTATTAATTGGCACAACTTTTGCTTGCTTGCTCGCTTGTTTGTTTTTACGTTTAACCTTTGGCATTTTCTCTCCTGTTTAATTCCAATCAGTCCAATAAAAGATATTGCTATCTCCTTCTTCTTCCCATTCTTTAACACCTTCCTGATATTCTTCTTTACTCAACATCTGTCGGGTGCATTTTTCCGAGCAGGCATATTGCCAATCTGCGACGACGTAGTAGCCTTCAAATATGTCTATCGGTTTTTTGCATTTATAACAATGCGTGGGTAAGTCTTTAAATTCTTCTTCGTCAAAGGGTAATTTATCCCAATCTTTGTTATTTAAATTTTCCCTCAATTTATTTTCATGATTTCTACAACACTTCATTTCTAATCCTCTCGTCTATTTCTTCTAAGTCTTTGTCAGATATATAGTCCCATAAAATGTCTTTAATTTTTTCGTTATAGGTATCATCAAAGTTCGTAGTATCTTCAAACTCAACAGTAAAATCTAAATCTTCAAGCCAGCTTCTTATCTCGCTTTGAACCTTGGCTAAATTTGTAAACTCACCGTCGTTCTGTGCTCTCGTAAGAGTCATACTTATATCAAATACTTTCATCTGCGTTCTCCTGTTTATCAATAAAAAGTGCTTGCCCGTTGTCATCTCGGAATTCGTTTCCTGTATCGTCAAGACCTATTCCGTCTTCGATATATCCGTTTCTTTCCATAAGAAAGGTTAACTTTTGAGAATTATTCATTTTGTCAAAATCAATAAATTCATCTTCGTTCTCCTCAATAAGATTAAAATTTTCATCAAGAACAGAGGTAATATCTGGTCGTTTCCAATCGGTATCACATTCACGGTAGTTATCGGTCTCAATAACTTCTCCATTTTTCAATTCAATATGAAGTGTTGCCCACTTCACCCAATAGTCCTTAACGTCCTTCCAATCTATATCTAAATCTTCCAAATCAAACTGTAAAGTTTGTGTGTAATCAGCTTCAATGTATTTTGCTTTCATTACGCCACTTCCATTGATTTTAGTATTGAGAGAGGTGCATTGTATTTCTTTCCGTCTATAGAAATGTCTGCAGTTGTCTTGTTGATTTTTTCTATGATAGCTTCTTGTGTTCCGTCTCTTGACTCACATAAAACCGTATCGCCCACGTTAAAACTTCTTAAAGCATTTAAGGTAAGCTCAGCTTTTATTTCTTTCTGCTTTTTCTTAACAGCCGTTATGACTTCATTAAGTTCTTCGCTAGTAGAAATATCGTCTATTAGATTTAATAATGTTTCCATAATTTCTCCTTTTGTTAATAAATATTCCTTAGTTATTCTATACGATTTCTCTTATATATGCCACAAATATCGTTTACTTTGTTTATAATGTTTTTACTGTGGCTCAACCTGAAAAATTATTTTGGCAACAAGTAAGAAAAAACCTGACTGCGTTTAGTTGGATAAGGCTTGAGTCTAGGGTTAATCACGGCATACCTGACGTTTTAGGCACTACGGAAGAGGGTATCTACTTTACTGTTGAACTTAAAGTAAGCAAAAGTAATAAAGTTAATATGTCCCCGCATCAAATCGCTTACCATGAAGAACGAAAAAATGCCCCTGCTTTTATCTTGGTCAAGTCCCTCTTGGAGAGTAGTCCCAAAAAATATGGCGTTTATCTGTACACATCTGACCAGGCACGGGAGTTGGCAGTCCGTGGTCTGTCGTTGCCCGCCGTTTATCGGTCGTCCCCCGCTCAATGGCCCTTGGTTCAAGAACAATTATTGTTGGTCGTAAGACAAAGAACCAAGGGCCATTGAGCGG